CTATCTTGTCTATCTTCTGTTTTAAATACGCAAACTCTGCTCTGTATTCTTTTTCTACTTTACTTAAATCATCTAAATCTATATTGATTCCATTTCTTTCCATATCTGATAGCACAATTAAAAATTCATTCATCATTTTAGCAGTCATCAATAAACCCTTATTTTTAGCCATTTTTAGATCACTCATTTGCGAATCAAATAATCTTCTAGTTATTTCTACATCCATTCTACCATACTCTTCAACTACACCTGCAGGTATATTTTGAAATGGTATACCCCTATCTGTATATTCTTTTATACGATTATCTTTTGATCCAATCTTTCTTCTACGACAAGACATTTCTAATGTTAAACTTTTTCTTATACCTCTATTTAATATATACTCACCTAACATAGTATCATAAACTTTACCACTATATTTAAATCCAGATTCTAATAACCACATTAAATCAAATTTTATATTATGACCTATAAGTAAAGTAGTTTTATCTAACACAGATTGTATTTTATGATAACAACCTTTATCAATTCTCTCACTATGATTTGTAAAATAATACTCATCATTTATACCAACACTAACTAATATATTATCTGGATGAAAAGGTGATGGATCATACCCACCTGTACTTGTAACTTGCCAAGATGTTTCGACATCAACTGTTGTTATCATACTTCATACCTACTTATACTTCTTCTAATGGTACACACAGGCTCGCCATGATATCCATTTATTTTATTTTTACTTACACATAATGTTCTTATTTTATTTTCTAAATCACTATTAGAGTTTCTACCTATACCAATAATTAAATCAGCTTCAGCTGCCTTACCAGTTTTAGAGTTTTCCATTTGATCGAATGAAATACTATTTCTATTGTGTGCATCAGCAGATGCTTGAGATATTGCAATAACTGCACAATCTCTTCTCTTTGCTATCTCTCTTACACTTGTATATATCTGTCTTAACTTTTCATCTGTTCTTGCATATGTGCCAGTCACATTTATTTTATCTAATTGATCTATTACTATTATATCTGGTTTATGTTTTTCACAATGTGCATCTACATCTTCCATTGACCAATCAACTGTATCAAACATAGATATATTATTTTTTATTTCAGTCCAAGAGTTTTGTGCTATATTTTTTTCTTGTATTATTTCTTCTCTAGTCATACCAGTATAACAGGATATTGCCCTCATCTGTGTTCTTATTGCAGGTTCTTCATTTATAAAAGCATGTATCTTTGCACCTTGTTCTGCAAAACCATTTGGTCCTGCACATAGGCTAACCCAAAATGCAGTCTTACCTGTCTCTGGTCTAGCAAATGCTATCATAAGATTACCACCACCAATACCACCTACATTTTCTTTTAGTACAGGTATATTAAATTTCCATCTAGTTGTAATATCTAATAGTTCCATAACTTCTGATACATCTTTTGTTACAGCAGGTTCTTTATCTTCTAATATATTAGTCTTATGATTATCTATCATACCCCTAATCTCTGTAAAGTTTGCCTCCTTACCATTAAATATCTCAGTAGCCTCTACTGCTATCCTTTGTGCAAGATCTCTATCGGATAGAGTTCTCATTATATCTTCAGCTATTTCTTTACTAGGCTCTTGAACATCTTTTATATCTTCTACTAACTCACTAAACTTTTCTTTAGCAGCACGTGTTAATGCAGGATTAAATATAGCTGTGTGTATAGAATACAACTCACCAATATTTATATCAGTATCATATTTATCATGTGCCTTTTGTATTGTATCATATAGAGATTTAGTATCTCCATAAAATATAGTAGGTGATATTGAACCTTTATATTGATTATAAAACTTTTTATTTAACATTAACTTAATCGCTTGTTTTTCTATCACTGCCAAACTCCTTTCTTAATGCTAAGTCTATTGCATCCATTATTGATTCATCTCTCTGTGTCCATTCGGATCTATTCATATCTTTAATATCATATTTCCAACTGTTCCAACTATCGAGAACTTCTTCTCTCATCTTATCGTTCATAAAATATACTCCTTATTTGTTCTGTATCATAGTATTTAAGATCATCCTCTAATGGTTTAACTATTACATTTTCAAATCCAGACGATCTCAAATCTTTTGCCATGTCATATGCTTTTGTTGTAGCATCTCTATCTAAGCATACATATAAATTCTTATATGGTTTAATATGTTCTATGTGTGTACGTTTTAATTTAGTACCCATGATTGCAATACCAGTTAATACATTAGACACAGCACAAGCAGATGGACAATCCTCTACTATAACTGCATCATCACATATACCACATCTAAATGGTACATCTTTATTACCATACATAAACCATTTTGGAAACTCATTTTTATTTAGTGCCCTACCTACTGCACCTACTATCTTATGTGTATCTCTATTCTTAATCAAGAAGACAACTCTATCTTGTTTAACATCATATTTAAAATCTGCTCTACCCCAAGACCAAGACTCCCAACAATTATTATTAGCTAACCAGTGCATGGCTTTGTTATTAGAATATATTGATTGAAAACTATCTGGTAATTCAAAGTCTTTATCTTCTATATGTAAATCTTTATTACCTTGAAAAACTTTTTGTACATACTGCATATCTTTTACTCCTTGTTTTTTTCCTCTAGCTTTACAGGTCGCATGAAAACAATACCAATATATCTTATTGTCTGTTGTGTCTATTGATAATGTATTTTTATTATTACAAAAGGGACAATCCATTCTTGTCTGTAAATCTTTTGCAAGATATAAACTTTGTATAACTTGTAGCTGTTGTTTAAACTTCAATAGATATTTCCTCGTATGTTATACAATATCTATCAGTTGCATAAAAATCATTTGCTTCTACTTTCATTAGATTATTATTTAAATAGTAAGCTACATTATTTTCTATCTTCTCTATACCTGGTTCATCATCAAATGGTATTACTGCCACCGCTTCTATTCCTAGACCTGTTAGTCTTATTTTGTATTTTTTCATCATCATTTTCCTTATCATAGTTTTTGCTATTTGTCAATCTATTATTAGATTTTTTTCTACCATCTTCGTAAGTTAATTTATAACCCTTGGCTTTTAATTCTTTTAATCTTTGTGGTGTCCAGTATGTCACAGTTCTTCCCTAACATATCTTTTTAATTCTTTATCTTCTATCATATCTGGTATCTCATTCTTATAAAATATTCTATAACTATCACTACCATACTTACCTATGCCATGTAATTTTGTTGCATCATCACCATCCCATCTTAGATAATCCTCTGACATTCTCCAGATCCTTTGTGCTCTTACATTATGCAAACCTAATTCTTTAATCATACTTGCAATAGTATCTCTGTCTGACTCTAATAATATCTCTGGTGTAGGAAACTTATAAAAAAATTTAGGTAATATCTTTTTAACTTTTTTTCTACCTGTCTGATTTAAACAGATGACACCCACCATGTGTTGCCATTTACTAGCTACCTGCTGTTGTACCATAAGATCATCACGCATAGGAATTACTTTACTTCTCTCATACATCATTGTCCTATTTCTACTAATTACATAATCTATTGCATCACTCATTTTTATCCTTTACTTTATCACCATATACAATTTCTATTTTTCCATCTTTTAATACATATTTATTATTTGGATCTAACGCTTCATCTTTATTATTTCTTAACTCTGCTCCATCTCCTTCAAGATTATCTATTAAATTTAATCCTTCAACAATAGCTTCTGCTGTAAATTTATTATCACAGAAACAAATGACATTCTGTTTACCATTTTGCAAATCAAACATAACCGCATTCTTATTTGCATAGTAATTACCTCTATAACTATCTTGTGTAAACATATCTTTTGTTATTATGTTATCATCTAATACCATTATAGCTTACCTTTTCTTTCTTTTCTAGATTTGTATGGTAGTTTAACAGATGCTTCACTATCATTTTTCTTTTTACTTGTCCAAGTAATATATGCATGGTCATCATGATCTTTAGGTTTACCATCATATTTTATTATAGCTTTCTTTAAACTTCTAGCTTCTATTATTTTTTTATCTCCATTTAATCTTTCAAATGTATATTCTCTCATTAGTGCTCCTTATAGCTTACTTGTTTAACTTTACGACTCCAACAGGCACGACAACTACCACACTCACCATCTTGTTTGTATGCAGGACATTCTCTGCCTATTGCTTTTTTATCTTTGTGTACACCAGAAGTCCACTTCCAAAATTTAGGGGGAGGACTATCTACTTTAATTGCTGACACACGCAAACATAAATTTTTTGGTACATCTTCTTCTTTTACTTTGTCTACTATTTTGTATTCTCTAGTAGCTAACCAGTATTTTATATGTGGTGTAAGTTCACATACCTCAAATATCTTCATCAAATGTGAGTAAGATTGTATATCTCCAGAGTCAAACCAACGATGAAAAAGCCTTGATTTAT